TTAGCTGTAGATACTTCTGTAAATATAAAAGAGTCTTTGTCGGGAAAAATTTTGTATACTGCCATTTTAAATGTTTATTACTCTTCCTTGTATATCCTGGTTAGGGTATTTAACTTCAAAAATACAAGGATCATATGATGGATATACTACATTATCTCTTGTTGCTCCTTTTACATCGTAAGCATATTCTGAGTATAATCCTCCTTGTTTATTAAATACTTCTACTTTCTGTACTGTTTGTACGCCTTTAACTTTATCTAATAAAGTAAAGATTTCAGATAGGTTAATAGGTTGATTTATATTTCTTTTGTTTATTTTAAAATAACTACTTAATTCGTTATTACAGTTTAAAAGAACGTCTCTACTAGCGAAAGAGGGTCTAGTAATAACTTCATACCTCACACCTATATTAACAACAAAGGCATCTTTTATATTGATACTATCGCTAAGTATCATATAGTTTTTTAAGTAGGTTTTAAGGTTACTTTTAAGTGTAGAAGAAGCTGTTATTAGGTTACTGTTATTATCATATGCTAATACATATAGAGATAGAGCTAGTGGATTATTATCTACTATACTATCTGTAGTGTTTGTATTGCTTAGTTGGTCTTGAATTACAAAAGCTTTAGCAATGCTACCGTATTGACTAGGAAGAGACAAAGCTCTAACAGTATAATCTTGTAATGTAACTGCTCTGTTCTGTTCATTAAAAGCTCTTAAAGAATTTTCTCTTAGTTCTTCTATAGTGTCTCCATCTCTACCTCCAGTAGCTGGTAGTTCATTAGTAAAGGAAATAGTAGTGTCTGCGGGTATACTTGGTGAAAAGTTTGCAGAGGTAAGTGTGTTAGCAGGAACGTTAGAACTAATTCCACCTCCTTTAAGGTATCTAACAGTAAGAGTGGTATTAGAGGGGGCAATTCCATATGCCTTACTATAGGTAAAATTAGAGGGATCGTAAGCTTTATCTACTGTGCCTGAGCCATTATAGTTAAGTGATCCTTGGTTAGTAGCGTTACCTATTGTTGTAGCATCAGGAAGTATTGTAGAATCATCTTCTGCAGTTGCTCCTGCTCCAAATTGAATGTCTAAGTTACCGTTCGACCTGAATCTTGTTACGAACCTTCTAGGTACTTTTTTTAAAGTTAATACATACGGTACTGTTTGAGAGTCAGATGATGAGTTAGTTTCGTCTAAATAAACTGTGTCTTGACCTAAGAAAGGTACTTCGGTATATTCTTTTTCATCACTATCTGTAATACTAATAATCTGTACTATATTACTATCGGATAAAGTTATAGTTTTAAATTTTTCAGAAGTATCTATACTGAAAGTTGTTTGTTCTATTTTACCTGAAATTGCTTTAGCTTTTTTAGTAAGTTTAAACTCACTAGGTGTGTTACCACCAACTATAGTCTCTATAGTCACTACCGTTGGGTCGTATGAGCTACTAAAGTTAAAATCTACAGGTTTAGGTATATAAAAAGTTGTATTACTAGAATCAGAGGAGTTAAGTGTAGCTTGAGCATTAATTTTAGCTGCTTTAGTCCAGTCAGGTATATAGTTAGACCCTGATTCTATCGCAGGAACTATTTGTGTGATAGTTATTTCAGTCTCTGCTATACCTGTAACTCTAGGTTTATAGCCCATCATATAGGCAAGGTTAAATAAGTTTTTAGGGTCTTTAGCGTGAGTTAAAAAAGTCTCTTGTAGTTGAGTGTCTTGGTAGAATGCTAGAATATCTCCTACATATGCTGCCATTTCCATAAACATCATACCAGGTGATGTAGGGGAGAAGTCATTATAAGTGTCTGGAAAGTAAGTTTTTGAAAACTCTACTAGCTGCTCTCTAAAGTCATCAAACTCTCTATTAATGTATTTTATATCTCTAGATTGTGCCATTATTCAATGTTAATTAAAAATTCATCTTCTATATTTTGGTCTGCAATAGCATACCTCAAAAAGAAGTTTATAATATTTGTATCTGGGTTAGAATTTACTTCTATCCGAGTTGGTTTAATTGTTGGGAAAAACCTAGTAATATTAGTAGAAATATTCTCTTTTATATCTTCTAATTCTTGTTGGTTGATATTTTCAAAAAGTAACTCTCTTATACCTGCTCCAAAAGAAGGGTTGAGAGGTCTCTCTCCTTTGTTAGTAAGTAGGTAGTTAATAAGGTTAACTTTAAGGGCATCTTTTGTTTGGAAAGTAGAGTTAAAGACGGCGTTACCGGAAAAAGGTAGGTCTACACCTACAGCTTTTCTAGGCTGCCTGTCTAAGGGGTTTATTTTTTTTATCTCTATTGCCATTAAATACCTCTATTTCTATCTTTTTCGTACGATTTATCAAGCACAGCTTTTGCTTTACTAACAAAGTCTAATTTACTTATATCTATACCGGGCATAGGGCCAGTATTTTCAGTCATACCCATACTTTGTGCCATACCGGAAGCAAAGTTAGGTTTCTTTACTAAAGAGGAATTAGCGTTAACAACGTTTCTATAGTCGTCTCCGGTCATTTCTTTTTGAGTCATATTTAACATCTCTTCTAAAGGAACTGTTCCAGGGTTCATTCTACCTGTAGACCAAGTTCTTTTAAGATCTTTTTGTTTTACTGCTTTGTATTCTTGTGTTGATGGTGCACTTGCTGATTTGACAGCTTCGTTTAGCATCTCTTGTAACTCATCCTTTACGGCAGATCTTACCTCTTCACGGATAATTTTTCTTAGTTGATCTAGTTTCATATTAATAAATAGTTAGTTTATGGAAGTTGATTATTTATTCTAAATTTTAATTCCTCTATAAGTACATTACTGTCACTTGCAAACGATAGTGGTCCTTTAAGAACCGTTACTCCTCTTCTGTCTATTGCTATTGCTCTACGTTGAGGTGCTATAGATGGAGAGTTAGGGTCAGTGATTACTTTTATAGTATATATAGCACCACTAATTGATTGATATTCTTCTGGTTTGTCTGTTTCTGTGTCTTTTACTACTTCAAGTAAGCTTAGTCTTTCTTCACGGGTAAGGTTTGGATTTTCTGAGCATCTATTGAGTAGTGCATTTATCAATTCTAGCTTTGCTGTAATTGGTATAAATATTATATTGAAATTTCCTAATATTTCGTTTACGTTATCATTTTTTTCTTCAAGCTCTTCTACTATTTCTCTATATTTGTTTAACTTATTACTTCTTTCATATAGCTTACCCATTGCTTCAGCCCATATAAGTCCTCCTGCTATCCCTGGGTAAACACCTAAAGCGACAGGTATATTAAAGTGTCCTATAATCTCCATAGCTACTTTAGCGACATCAATAGCTATTTTAAGTGCATCAGACCATTTTTTTACTTTCTGTGCTTTTTTACCTGCTTTAGCAACCATTTTATTTATTCTATTGGTAGCTTCAAGCATTTTAGCGGTTACGTCTTGCGGTGGGCATTGCTGTCTTAATACGTCTATAATATCAGATATTTTTTTCTCAGCATATTCTCTTACTAGTATTTCAGCATACGTCAGTAATTCGGCTGATATTTTATCTAAATTTATTTTTGGCTTTTTAAGGCTTTTATATATATGTGGCATTAAAAGTCAGTTTCTTTTTTATTTACTATTTTATTTGAATGAACAAATACTTTATCAGATTTTAACCTAGAGGGCCCGCTGTCATTTAAGTATGTTCTCAGTCTTTTTGTTCTTGCTTGTAAACTTATAGCAGCTGAGGTCATTTTTGGTGTTAGGTTAGATGGTGTTAGTATCTTAAAGGTGTTTGATAGTCTGTCTAATTCATTAAGTAGATCAGATAAAAAATCATCTAGCTGGTGTCCTAATACCACTGGTTCTGGTGTGCCTTGTTCTGTATCTGCTATCATTGCATTATCTCCAAGGTATATCTTTTTAGCATCTAAACTTATATAGTCTTCTCCGTCTATATTTACATCTCTACTAGTTATAGTTAGACTCTCTTTTGATGTGATTAAAATATCCTCTTCCTTAGAATTAAAAACTAATCTACCGGAATTAAGTATTATTTGGTTTCCTTTGTATTTATCAGCATGAATAGTTTTTTCTACATTAGATTTTAATTTAGTTCTAGACTGTTTAAGAGGAACTAAGTGATCTGATACTATATAAATGCTAGAAAGATCTTTGTTTATATCTTCTGATACAGGTAATAGCGTATCAGGTTTATTCACTCTACCGTTGTTTATAATGATATAAGGTTTAGTGTCAGAAGATTTATCGGCAATTAAACTCTTATTACCTTTGTACCCTCCTAGTCTTATTGAGTTACCTGTTCTACCGTCTATTAGTATATCTCCTGAGTTTGGGTATAGTTGGTTTATTCTTAACTCTTCTATATCTTCTCCTAAATCAGTTTCTACTTTTTCTTCAGTATCTCCTTGAGGGAGTGAATTATGATTAACAGCGTTCCATCCAGAAACGACTCTACCGTAGTAGGTTTTATATTGATTATCTGCTCTATCTTCTTCGTCTTTAGGCCCTCCTATAATTTCTACTACTTCTCCTTTAAGAGGTAAAGTTCTTACTGTAGAGTCATACGGAAAAGCAGTATAAAGGTTTTGAATGTTTTCTTTAAATGTATCGTCATTAAAGATATTATACCTTATAGCTCCTATAGTCTTATGAAATTTGTAATCAGGATGAGATTCATCCAAAACAATATCATAGACTCTACCTAGCTTTACGCTAACATCAGGTCTAAAATTAGAAGGGGATTTACTATCAAGTAAACTAAAGTACATCTTTATCTTCTTCTGGTGTTTCTACTTCTTCTACCTCTTGGTCTAGAGCTTCCTGTTCTTCTAATAAATCTTGTAGATCAGAAAAATCAAACTCTCCATCGTCTCCTTTAGCTTGCGCTGTTTCTATACGCTGTATTACTGTTGCTAATTTAATTAAATGCTCATCATTTCTTACTCCTATCTCCATGTATTCTTTTATCATAGGAACGATAAGTGTCGCATCTCCTATATTTTCAATGAGAGGTTTAAGTTCTCCGATTAAGCCTTTAACTTGTCCTTTAGTCTCTTTAGAGTTATCGTAGATTTCACCGAAGAGGTCAGATAATGTTTTTCCATTAAATATTTCTTTATCTAAGCTCATAATAGTTTTATTATAAATATCACTAAGGATACTATTGAGCTTTAGTTAAGTAACCTAAGTCGTAAAGCTGTTGATACTTTGATTTAAAGTCTTCTTTTAAAACTGTTACTACTTTAGTAAGTTTAGGTGTATCGCAATCAGTCATTTCTCTAATATAAATG